TCTTTTCAAATAACTACATCTGGTTCAGAAAGTTTTTTACTTCAAAAAGATGTTAATTTTCTTAGAGAATATACACCCGCTGCTAGTACAACAGGACTTCCAAAATACTATGCTAGATTTAGTGAAGATCATTTTATATTAGCACCAACACCAAACAGTGGTTATACTGTTGAATTGCATTACTTTTACAGACCTGCTAGTTTGACAGCAGGTGCAGATAGTGGAACAACATGGATTAGTACAAATATGCCTTTTTCTTTGTTGTATGGGTCTATTGTAGAAGCTTATATTTTTATGAAAGGCGAACCTGATGTAATTACAAATTACACTAATCTATTTATGGCAAGTTTAGAAAGAGGAAAAGATTTAGGAGAAGCAAGAGAAAACACAGATGGTTACAGAGTAGGACTACCATCAAGACCAAGGACATAATAAATGGCATTAGCATTAAAAGATAGAGTCAAAGAAACAACAGCTACAACGGGTACAGGTACTTATACTTTATCTGGCGCAGAAACTGGGTTTGAAGCTTTTTCATCCGTAGGTGATGGAAATACTACTTATTATTGTTGCACAGATGGAGTAGATTTTGAAATAGGTGTTGGAACTTATACTTCTTCTGGAACAACTTTAGCTAGAACTACAATTCTACAATCAAGTAACAGTGATAGTGCTGTAAATTGGGGAACTGGTGCTAAAACAATTTTCTGTACCCAGCCTGCTGAAAAAGCAGCTTTTCTTAATGCAAGTGGTAATTTAGATATTGCTGGCGATCTTGATGTAGATGGCACAACAAACCTAGATGCAGTTGACATAGATGGTGCTGTGCAAATTGACAATACTATAACTGTTGGTGCTAACGATCAAGGTTATGATGTAATTCTTTATGGTGATACTGCATCAGCAAACATGACATGGGACACATCTGTAGATGATTTAATTTTAAATGGTGCGGCAAGAATAGTTGTTCCAGATGGTCAGTTGGTTTTAGGAAGCACTGCTGTTAGTTCAACGGCTGCTGAATTAAACATATTAGATGGTAAAAGTTTTCTTGATGAAGATGATATGTCATCAGATAGTGCAACAGGTATACCATCACAGCAATCTGTAAAGGCTTATGTTGACACTCAACTAACTGCCGAAGATTTAGATGTTACTACAGATAGTGGAACAATCGCCATTGATTTAGATAGCGAAACTTTAACAATAGCAGGTGGTGAAGGCATAGATACTTCAGCAACTTCTAATACAGTTACGATAGCAGGAGAAGATGCTACAACTTCCAATAAAGGTGTGGCTTCATTTAGTTCAGATAATTTTGCTGTATCAAGTGGTGCAGTAACAATTAAAGATGGTGGTGTTGCATTAGCAGAAATAGCTGATCAAGCTGCCAACACAGTATTAGTAAGAGACGCTAATAGCTCTGGTGCTGTTTCTGCAAAGGCAGTCGCAGACACACAAGTATTAATAGGTGATGGAACTGGTTTTACTGTCGCTGCATTATCGGGTGATGTAACCATGACAAATGGTGGTGCTGTTACAATAGCCAATGATGCAGTAGAACAAGCTATGATAGCCGATGATGCAGTAGGTGCAGATCAGTTGGCATCAAATGCAGTTGTAGATGCAAGTGTAGCGTCAGGAGCGGCAATATCAGTATCTAAAACTGCTTTAACAGCAGGAACTGGTATTAGTTTGTCTACAAACACTTTAAATGTAGATGCGGCTCAAACAGGTATTACTTCTTTATTAGCCACCGACATAAAGATTGGTGAAGATGATGAAACAAAAATAGATTTTGAAACTGCTGATGAAATACATTTTTATGCTAATAATGTTCATCAAGTTAAGTTAGTTGATAATGCGTTTACACCACAAGCAGATAGTGATGTTGACTTAGGAGCATCAGGAACATATTGGAAAGATGCTTTTATAGATACTATTACAACAACTGGTGATGTTGATGTTGGAGGTAATATTGAATTAGGTCATGCTTCTGATACAACAATAGCTAGAGCAAGTTCTGGAGTTGTAAGTATTGAAGGAAACACTATAATAACAACAGCAAACTCAGATGCTGCAACTACTACTACATCTAGTAGTGATGCCGATTTTGTATTAGTGGACGATGGAGGCGTTTTGAAAAAAATAACTCCTTCTAATTTAGGCATAACAGCAGGAGCAGCTTCAACAGATGATGCAACAGCATTGGCAATAGCGTTAGGATAAGATATGGCAAATACATTTAAATTAATTACAAAGGCAGGTGTTACAAGTGCAGATGTTATTTACACAGTAGCAGGTTCTACAACAACTGTTCTCTTAGGCATTATGTTGGGTAACACAACATCAAGTCAAGTTACAACAACTGTAACAATAGAGTCTGACACATCAAGTAGAGCAGGAGCTAACAATGAAGCTAATCAAAATGTTGAACTTGTAACAAATGCACCTATACCAGCAGGTTCTTCTTTGGAATTATTAGCAGGTAACAAAGTTGTTATGGAAACAACTGATGTTTTAAAATTAACTGCATCTGGTGCTACTGATATTGCTTTATCTATTATGGAGATAACATAATGCCTTTTCTTGGTTCTAGTCCTGTAAATCAATTTGAAAGTTTGTCTACAAGACAAGAGTTTAGTGGAGATGGTTCTACTACTACATTTACTTTAAGTGAAACTGTAAACTCTCCACAAGAAATTATTGTTAGTGTTGATGGTGTAGTTCAAGAACCCACTGGAGCATATACAGTTCCAGATGGAACAACATTAACATTTAGTGCGGCTCCAAGTTCTAACTCTGGTAATAACATTTTTGTTATGTTTATTGGGAGAGCTTTAGGCACTGTAACTCCTGCGGCAGAGAACAAAGGTAATTTTAAATCTGGTGGTATGTTTAGAACTAATGCACAAAGTTTAACGTCTGATGTAACTATTTTGTCAACAGAAAATGCTCAAGTTACAGGTCCACTTACAGTTGCATCTGGTGTTACACTTACAGTTGAGAGTGGTGGAAGGTTGGTAACATCGTGAGCACGATTAAAGTAGATACAGTTCAAAGCAGAGGTGGTGGTGCAGTAACACTTACCAGTCAACACGCAGCTAAACATTGGATAAATTTAGATGGGGATGCAAGTGGTGTAGGAGCAAGAGATTCTTTTAATAGTTCATCGACAACAGACAATGGAACAGGAAATTATGATTCTAGTTATACTAATGCTATGTCCAATGCAAACTACATGGTCTGTGGAACAGGTGCACACGATGCTCCCATATCATCAAACAGGGATAGAATATTTCAAGCAGTAAGCGAATCAACGGCTTTGATGAACATAAATTTTTTTGATGATTCTGCACAACGAGACCAAAATTTTACTTATGGTGCATCATTTGGGGATTTAGCATGAGCACTATAAAAACAAATACTTTAACAGGCACAACTTCAGCAGGTAGCATTGTTGTTACAGGAGAGGGTGGTTCTACCACGACTAACTTACAACAAGGATTGGTTAAAGTTTGGCTTCACTATGACCAAAAAGGAGATAGTGGCAGCACACAAGCATTAGATAGTTTTAACGTAGGTAGCATAACTGATTCTGCAACAGGTCAGTATGAGGTGAATGTTACAAATAATTTTAATAATGCTTTTCATGCAACAGGAGCTATTGCTATAGATAGTGGCACACAAGCTTTATTTTCATCAGGACCTGAAAGTAATAGTTCTACTTCTATGATTGATATGTTGAGTTACACAGCGGGAGGAAGTCTTGCAGATGGAGATAGTTCAACTAATATAACTTGTGGAGACTTAGCGTAATGGCAAACGGAACAATAGCATTTGATACATTAACAACATCTGATTCAAAGAATACGAATACAGAAAAGTCTATTGATACAAGTTACATATACAATGGTGTTGCAAAACAATGGTTGCATTTTAATCAAGATACACCTGCTACAAGAGATAGTTTTAATACATCTTCTGTCTCCGATGAAGCAACGGGTAAGTATGATGTAACTTTTACCAGTGCTTTTTCTAACACCGAACATATTTCCGCTTGTGGTCATACAATAGAATCTAATAGTGCTGACAACTTTAGCCATACAGAACATCAGAATTTAGTTTCAACAACAACACATAGACGTTCTGATTTTGAAAACAACTCAAGACAAGATGAAACATATTCAGTTACAATAACATTTGGGGATTTAGCATGACAATAAAAACACCAGACTTTCAAGGCATACACTTATGGGACAGATTATGTTGGGCGAAAGAAAAGTTAGAAGGCAAACAATCTGATTATCGTATTGTGTGGGAAGACCCAGATAAACCAGAAGAATGTGCGAAAGTTAC